CTCGTGGGCGGTGTAGTCGCCGACCGGCACGACATCCCTCAGGCGTCCGAACGCGCCGGAGTCGATGAGGGAGCGGTAGAGTCCCTTCAACGATGCCAGCGCGTCGGTTGCGTCGGTCGATCGCGCCTCGCGACCGCTCGCCAGCTTACCCAGCTTGCGAAGCGCTCCGTTCACGACCGCCCGGCACGTCGCCACTTACTCCTCGGGCGTCTCGAGCGCCGACCGGCGCGCCTCGAGCGCGTCCAGCGCGCCGACTCGGGACTTGCCGCCCCTCTCTGCCTCGATGAGCCGATCGATCTCCTCCACGTCGTCGACGCCGTCCAGATAGGCGGTCAGCTTCTCGACGCTCTGGTCCAGCGGACCCGGCTCCGTGGCTTCCTCTGCGGATGCCTTGGGGGCCGGCTTCTCGGCGGAGAAGGTCGGATTTGACCTCAGCTTCGCCAGGCGAGGGTGATCGTCCGGCACGTCCACGGCCTTGCCTCGAACGAAGTGGATACCGGCTTCCGTGATCTCGGACTCTTCGCCGACATAGGTGATTTTCGCCATTATGCGGGCTCCTCGATGTAACCATGAAGCTCGGCGACGACGGTTCCGGTCGCGGCGCCGGTACCGGGGCCGGTCGTCACCTTCAGGACCACGTCCGTATACTTGGTCGTGACATAGTCCATGCCGGTCGCGGCAAGCGTGGTGGTGAAACCGCCGGCCTGACCGACCGTGGCGCCGCTGAAGTAGCGGTCGTCGTCATCCGCGTCGCCCAGCGACAGGACGATGGCCGGCGAGCCGTTGGTGTCCAGGTCGGACGCCTTCAGCATCCCGCCCGTCACCCGAAAGCGCGGGTGGAGCCGGAACATCGTCACGGTGTCGTCGGCGGCGAGGGCGGCGGTCAGGGTGAACTCACCGCGCTCGACCTTGATCGAACGGCCGCCGATACCCGGTCCGGAAACCGGATAGCGGGGAGCCGTCATCTGGAGAGATTTGTAAGCAGTCATCGTCTCGGCTCCCTATGCGTCGGCCACGGCCGCGGTGATGATTTCGAAGACGCCGTAGGCGGTGCCGCCACGGCTGATCTTCTTCTGACCGCGAAGCTCCTCGGTCGCGACGCCGGGACGGAACCCGTAGTCGCGGTCGGGATCGGAACGCGGCGTCGGCTGCTGCTCCCATGCGATGGCAACGGCGCTCTGCCCGCACAGGAAGTTGCGGACGACGTCGATCGAGGAAGCGCCGGCGCCGGCGATCACGGTGAGCTCGTCGGTTTCACGGATGATGACGCCGTCCCAGATGAGGTCGCCGTCCTGGAAGATCGGGTTGTCGATGCCGCGGGCCCGCGCGTCGCGGTTGGCCTGCTGCATCGCCGTGTCGTTCTTCAGATCGCGGAAGGCGAGCGGATGGGCGAACAGGACGAAATATTCACGTCCGTCCTCCGTCCGATAGGGGCGGATGCCCGGGTCGGCTGCCTTCGCCATGCGCTTGGCAAGCGAGATAAGCGACGTGGTCAGCTTGTCGTTGGTCGCGTCGATGTTCCCCAGCGCCGTTGCGAAGACGTTGGACGAGGCGTTCGACTTTGACGCTCCGAACAGCATCCGGTCGGCATTGTTGACGAGATGCGTGTTGCGCTGGCCGGCCGAGGCCGATGCATAGGCGACGGCCGTATCCGTGCCGGGAAGCCCGTTCTCGTCGTCGGCGCCGGGGACGATGATCGAGTTGAGCGATGCGACGATCGCATCCTTGAGGTTCGTCGCCGCCCAATCCTTCAAGAGCGGCTTGGCCGCCCCGAGAAGGTCCATCTCCGTCCGGTAGGAGGTCGACTTGGGCACGACCACGCCGTTGCGGATCCAGCGGGTCCGCACCTGGTCGTTGAAGTTCTCCAGATCTTCCTCGTTGCCTTCCAGCACCTCGGAATCCTGGACGCCGCGGCCCTTGAGCCGGCCGAGCAGGGGGATGTTGATGATCGACGCACCGCCGGTCTCGGAACCGGTGAGGATGCGGAAGATCGCGGTCTGAGCGCGCCCCATGTAGGGCATGAACCGCGTCTCGCGGACATATTCGCTCAGGTATTTGTTGGACCACGTCTGCCTTTCGGAGGCGGTGGCAAGGACGACTTCGGCCATTTCTCGTTATCCCGGAAAGACGGCCTCGACTCCCGCGGTCGCCCCGGTCGGCACATGCTCGATTCCTCCCCCGGAAGGGGCGGTGACAAGGCTCGGCTTGGGCGCAGCAGGCTTCGCGGCCGGTTGCGGTGGCGCCGGCGGAGCGGGTCCGCCGGCAGGCGCTGCGATCAGTCCCAATTCCGCTGCCCGGCGCCGGACATATTCGTCCGGATCGTCGCCGATCTGCGAAATCAGGGTCGACTGCTGATGCTGTCGGACGATCCAGTCGATCGGGTGGCGCTCGCGCATGTACTGGGCGGCGAAGATAGGATCACTGTTGGCCCGCTCCATCGCCCATTGGGCGGCGGCTTCGACCTTCTCCACGCCGTGATCCTTGCGCGCCAGCTCGTCGCTCATCTCGAAACGCAGTTGCGTCACGCGCTGGTCGACGAACCCTCTCTCTGCATCGTCGAAGGGAACGGGCTGGGGCTGACCGGACGCTTTCGCCTCCTGCTCGGCCTTCCAGTGCTTCAGCTCCTTCAGCTCGTCCCGCAGGTCCAGGAACTTGGCGAGGGGCACGGTGTGCTCATCCCTGGCCTTCGGTTCCGGCTGCGGTTCAGGCTCTGGCGAAGGCTCCGGCGTCGGCTCGGGGGCCGGTTCCGGGGCAGGCTCGGGCTGCGGCTCGGGGGCAGGCGCCTCCGCTCCGAACAGTTCCTCGCCCATCTTCTCCAGTGCGTCCGCCACTGTTGCCCTTCCCTTCCGCTCGTATCGTGAGCGCCTACGACAGCAACTGTTGCGCCGTTGCCGCGTCCGGGTTGGTGTCGGGGACCGGAGCCTCGAAAGCTCCGCTTGGGGCGAAGCGGTATCGTGTTACCGCGCGCGGAAGGCTAAACCTAATCGGCTCAAACAGGCGGCCCCGCCCCCATATTGAAATAGGTTCTGGCCGTTTCCGCCTCTATCCGATCCGCCTCGGCCGCGGTCTTCGCCGCCTTCACCGCTTCATGGCCCTGCTCGAGCTCGGCGATCCGCGCCTGCATCATCTCCAGCGCCTGTTGGACCTGCGGGGGAAGCCCGCCCTGCTGCTCCTCCTTCAGCGCCTTGATTCTTTCCAGAACGCGCCCCTTGTCGGCCATCGGGCTCATCTCGATCAACAGCTCGAAATGCGGCGAGAAGGGGTCCACGCCAGAGCGGACGACCTCCAACATATCCGCGAACACTTCCTGCTGGAGATTGGCCGTGTCGGGCACGGTATCGACGATGATGTCCATATCCATTTCGGCGAGGCGGTTCTTCACTCCCACCTGGACCTGACCAGCCGTCATCATCGGCTGGCCGGCCGGATCGGTAAACGTCTGTCCTCCGACGACGACCGGCACCATGCCAGGCCCCATCACCGGCTCGTTGATCTGGAGGAACTCGGGCGCCTGCGTCTCGTCCGTGATCCGAATCCACATCGGCTCGGTCCAGAATTGCTGGGCGCGCCACCACATTTGCCGATAGCACCGGTTCTCCCAGTCGCTGAAGCGGCCAAGCGGCCTGGCGAGCTCCGTCATGCCGGCCTGTTGCTTGACGAGGCGCGCGCGCCCGCTCTGGCCAGCCCCTTCCTGCCTGCCGAGGACCGCCGGCGTCGGCCCCATCCGCTCGATTTCCTGCTTGCTCTCGGCTAGAAGCAATTGCTGACCTGACGCGAGGTCGGCGACGGGGACGAGCTGCCAGCCTGAAGGGATCACGCCGTCCGCGCGGGACGCTTCCTGCCGGGCCGTGTCCGCGTCGACCTGGCCGGCTCCAGGCTGACTTTCCTGAAGCTGGCGGCTGTTCGCGAGGTGGAGAAGGCGGGACCTGCGCGCGTTGATCTCGTCCTGAATGGGGACCATGTTGCGCACGCGGCCGTAGCGCTCGTTGTCCCGGTCGATATAGCAGCTCACCGCCTCGATGGGGCAGAGGCTTCGGCCCTTGTCGTCGACATAGCCGGTGGAATCATGCTCGAGGACGCCGGCGCCCGTGTAGACGCAGCGATACCATTGCCCGGCCTTCTCGTAGAACAGGCTCACGACCAGGATACGGCTCGTCTTGCGATCGACCCATCGTCCCGCCGTCTCGGGCTTGTCCCCCCAGGTCTCCTCGAACAGCGCATCGTTGCCCGTAACGCTCATCAAGTCGCCGATACGGTCCGTCGCCTCCTGATAGACGCCGCGGACGTAATCGCTGTGCAGCCACTGGGCGAAGCCGAGATAGCGGGCGTCCTTGAAATCGTGGCGGCGGGAACGGGGGTCGTAGAAGAACTCGCTCCATCGGATCTGATTGGCGCTGATCGTCTCGCCGTCGCATTCGATGATGATCGCTGCAGGCCCCTCGATCAGAAAATCCTCGGCGCAGTCCAGCTTCACCTCGTCGAAATTGGTGATGTCGGCGATATAGCGGAGCGTCTTGGTGGCGACGTCCGCCGCCTCCTCGCCGTTGGGGTTGCGCGGATAGGCGCGAGGATCGACCCTGCCTGCCTCCAGGACGCCGAGGATGCCGTCGATGCAGGGCTGAACGCGATTCGTCCAGATCGCCGGCTGCCCTCTCATCTTCAGCGTCGCCCGGACCTCCGAGTTGAGCTGCTTGGGCCCATCGTAATAGTCGCGGTCGGTCTGCTGCTTCTTCCGGGCCGCGGCGGTCAGGTCGCGGGCTTCATCGAAACGCTTCCTGAGATCGGTCAGCGCGGGGGGTTCCACTGGAAACAGCGTCTGCGACGGCCTGATCAGCCCGTCAGGATGACGAGGCATCTCCGACGACGCGCCGACGATCAGGGCATCAGCCATCCCTCATCGCCTTGAGCTTGGCGTCGATCTCCCTGATCCTGTCGGCGTAACCAGGCCCCATTCGGACGCTCGCGCGGCGCATGGCTTCTAGCCGAGCGATCTCGGCCTCCTTCATCTTGGGCGAAAGCTTCTCCGGCACGGTAATCCGATACCGCGAGCCGGACGCCAAACCTAACCCCAGGCCGACCCGGTCGAGTGGGCCGGCTGCGGCTTGTGGTAGCGATCGCGCGGTTCGGTTGGCTTGGCCGGTGCCCGGCGCTGGCTCAGGCGGCAGTTGACCGCGAACTCTCCGAACGCATCGGCACCGTGGCTGTTCTCGTCGTGGAGAGGGCCGGTATAGACCATCAGCGACCGATTCCATCGCTTGCGGTAGTTGCGCAACCGGTCGAGCCCCGCGGCGCAGCGCTCGGCGTCGAAATACACGAAGGGAAGCAGGCGGCGGGCGGCATTGATCCTGTCGGCCGGATCCATGGCGACGCCGACGCGAATGGGCTTCACGCCCAGCGCCTGAAGCGTCTGGAACCGTGTCCGTCCTCCCGCCCCCCATTCGCGGACCATCACGTCGTGAGGCAAAAAGTGGTTGCCGTAGCGATAGGACCGGGAAGTCTCGACTTCGGGCGCCAGCTCCCGGAGCGCCTGGCGAACGATGGCGTCCGCCCCCTCGCCGGCCGTCTCGTAATAGTCGATTGCCCGAACCTGGGTGCCGTTCTCCTGCAAAAACCAGATTGCCGTGTAATCGTCGATGCCGATGTCCCAGGCGGTCAGCACGGGCAAAGCCGGATCATGGGGGAAGAGACCGATCCTGCCTTGCTCCTGTGCCTCGCTGATTTGTCGCCCGAAGTAGGAGCCCGGAACGGCGGCGTTGAAGTCGACGAGGTATTCCTGCCGATAGCGGGCGTCCCCTTCCTCCTCGGAACCCTCCTCGTCGATCAGCTCTTGACGTTCTCGCGCCAGTTGCTCGGCCGTGAAGACATTGGTCGATGTTGCCGCCAGACGCTGCGTAAACCAGTGGCCCTGCCGCTCTCGTGCCTCAAAGGCGCGCGTGGCGTGGTTCCGGCCGCGAGGCGTCCAGATAAACAGGGCCCAGCCGCCGTTTTCGGCGAGAATCGGGCGAAGGTAGGACCAGCTGTTGGGCTTGGCCAACGACCATTCCGAGAAGACGACGCCTATCGGCGGCGAGCCGACGAGACTGTCGTAATTGTCCGACCCGACCACCTGCCAGGTCGACCCGTTGAGGAAGCGGATGAACATATCGACTTCCCGCGTCGAAGCCCTGAGCTCGCGCGGAAACGCCTCGTCTATCCGCCTCTTGCCGGTGTGCGGATTGATCGCCTCCCATATCGCCTTGCGGGCCTGAGACGCCTCGGGCAGCATGTGCCAATAGGTGCCGATGCGCTGGAATGCGGCGACGGCCGCCCAGTTGAGCGCGACATCGTCCTTGCCGGCTCGGCGATGCCAGGTGCAGTCGGCGCGAAGCCCCCCTCGCTCGAGATACGACCAGACGGGAAGCTGATAATCCCTCGGACGCCAACCGTTAGGAAGGCGGATTGTCGGCATAGCGGACGATCTGGATGTTCAGGGGCGCTTCCGGATCGCCGCTCACCTGCAGCGGCAGCACCTTCCCGACGAGGCTGAGGAAGGCCGTCGGATTGTCCGTGGCCTGGCGGACGAGATACGATTCACCGCCGGCCCGTTCGAGCGCGCCGAGGATCATGTCCTTCAGCGCCGCGGTCATCTTGTTCGGCGTGCCCTTGCGCCGACCGCCCGTCTTGGACCGTCTATTTCCCTCTACTTTAGACACGTCACGCCGCTTTCGCCCGGGGAGCGTAGCTCTCTAGGCTCGCCCGTTGCATTCCGTCCACGATCCTCATCGCCATCTCCAGGCTTACGCCCCATTGCGAGGCCAGTTTCTGGTAATATAGCACCATTGCCTCCAGTAACCTTGCGGAGCCGTCGAGTTTCTGTTCCTGGTCGGCCAACTCGCGCGCGGTATCGTCCTTGCAATAGGAAGGGCATTCGGACCGATGGCCTCGTCCGCCGCGATTTACCGGCGCCGGCTGTTGCACCCCTACCCCTCCCTCATGTTTGTTGTGGCGCCAGCGGGTTGTCATCACTTCCGGTCCAGAAAGTGCTGGCTGGTGCCGTCATTCAGCGTCCTCACGCCAACGAAGTATGGCTTGCCCGATGCGACGACGAAGTTTTTGGTGTTCAGCTCGGCAGCGTAAGCGATCAGCGTGTCGATCGTGACCTTGCCTGGCCTTTGGGGCTGGCGGCCGAAGAGCGGGTTAGTTGGCTGGACGGTCATAGGTGCCTTCGATCAATTTGGTGAACCTGCTGGGCTGAAGGAGGAAGTCGAAGTCGGCGCGCCATCCCCGGTCGTTTTCGCCGCGGAGGAACGGCGAGCGCTCCACCGCCGAGATGGCCTCGGTGAAGTCGTCGATGCTGTGCTGGCGGATTCGGGCCACGAGCTTTCGGCGCCGCTCCGGCGTCATCTTCGCCTTCGGCAGGCCCTGGCGGCCGGCCATGTCGTTCCAGACCTCCAAAACATGTTCGGGGAGGAGGGTCGGGGGCGCCTCGGCGCCATCCTCCCCGGAATGATCGGAACGATCATGGAGGGGAGGAGCGGGGGGGATTAGAATATTATCATTAAGGGGGGGTGTTACGTCACGCGTTACGTCACGGCCGTTACGCTTGGCTTTCTTCCTCTCGCGGTAGTTCGCCTGGCGCACGGCGGCAGAAGAGCGCGCCGGCTCCATCGCCTCGGCTAGCTCAGCCGCGTCCTCCAGAGTCAGTCCCTTCGCGGCGAGAAGGCGTAGAGCGGCGGCGTTGAGGCTCACGCCGCCTCTCCGCTGAACATGGTGAGCTGACGTTGGGCATCTTCAATGCGCTTGCAGGCTATGTCGAAATATTTGGGTTCGCGCTCTATGCCTATAAACTCACGGCCCATCTGGACTGCGGCGACTCCGGTCGTTCCGGAGCCCATGAATGGGTCTAGGATTGTGCGAGCCGTCGGAAGATGACTAAGCGTCCAGCACATCAGTTTGACAGGCTTCTGGGTTGGGTGGTCGGTGCCGTCGAGCAGCAGCTCAACACGATTAACCGTGCAAATTCGGAGTGCGCCGCCGAATGATGTCCACGCCAGTTCTCCGTCGGACTGGTTGATTCTTTGGCCTTTATCCCAGACTAGCCACTTGCCTGTCGGCGGTAGAAGATCGGCGAAGTAGTTCCCGCCCCAAATAACCGCGCAAGGCGCTGCCGCGAGCACCATGGCAAACGTCTCGGCGTCCGGGCGCTCTGCGTCCCAGCCTAGGAAGTCGTGCGCCTTCCTGCCGCCATTGCCGCCTGTGGTGCGCTTCTGACCATCCTTGCCGATACCGTAGGGCGGATCGGTCACGACAGCATCTGCGGGCTCGAGTGCCGGCAGCACATCCCGACAGTCCCCCAAATACAGCGTTGCCCGCCCGATCACTTCCTTGCGCAATGGGACGAGCGCCTTTGGCTGAGACGAGGCTGTCATCGGGCGATGCCTTCGGCCCGCGCTGGTCCGGCTTCGCCCCGAGCCGAATCTTCGTTCGTCTCGGCCATTCGGGGACCATCGCTATCGCGGCGACAGTCCCGACACTTCCCGCGCCAGATAGTCCGAAGCCGAAAGCACGCCTCGCAGAAGCCGAGTGAACGCACATTGCGGCCGGGCCGTCGGTCAGGCGCACCAGCGCCAATTGGGCAGTCCGGTTCGGCGTCAATCAGCCGCAACCACCATTCTTTGGAGCGCGTGGTCATTTGACCTTCGCCGAGAGGGCGGCAATGAAGGTCATGTCGTTTTCGCCACAGTATCGGCGGAAGGCAGCTTCGTGCAGCTCGCCGGTCAGCATGTCGATGCTGTGGCCGATAGTGCCGCCCTTCCACGACCCCTTGCGCTCTCCGGTCTCGCCGGAAAACTGGATGTCGAGCGACCGCTGAATTTTGGGCCGACGGAACAGCGAAAGCCATTTGAACCAGCCCTCGCCGAAGCGCCACTCGCGCTCCTCTATTCTCGTAGTCGCCGCTAAAAGCTCGCCGTCAAAGTCATGAAAGGCGAAGTCGGCGGTTGGGCACGCATCTCTAACAGACTCCTCATCCCTGTGCCGTGCCAAAACGCCTTCGGACGACAAGCCGCGCCAAGACCGCTGCGGAATTGTGCCAACGAGTTCGCCATTAAGGCCATAGAGGCTGTGTCGGACATGCCGCCACTGCGTCCATGGCAGGAAGCAACCCCAGCGCTGTTCCGTGCTGCTGTCATTCGTGACCCGACCCAATGAGACGGACAGATGGCCATCGCTGTAGGTGAAGCCGTATTCGCGCGGACCAGCATCCCAGTAGCCGCTATCCGGTCCTCTCGACCACTCATAACGAGAAGTGTCCACCCAGTGGCGCCAAGGCTTGATCAGCGCAGGCAGGGCCGTGATCAGGGTATGGCCGAAGCCGCTGAATCTGAGGGTGCAGACCGGAGACTCGTCGCCGTCTCCGGAGTTGAGAACGATGGCCAGGGGCCGATAGCCGCGATGGTCGCGTGCGTAGGTGAAAGGACCAAAGTTGTGGTCGTTGTCGCTCCAGCGGCGACGGTTCGCGGCGCTAGTCATAAGTCCAAGCTCCTTGAATGCGCGAGGGATCGTTACCCGACAGGGCGGAGACCGGAACGGGCTCCGGTGAGCGAAGCGAACTAGAGCCAGGTGCCGAAGGCACGCGCCCATCCTGATCTTCCAGGCTCATGCCGCCTCCTCCGCCTTGGCCTTGCAGAACTTGGACCAGCACCTCACCGCTTCCTCGGTATGGACCAGGCGCTCGCATTGGGCGCACCAGACCTTATCCACAGCCGGGCTCTTGAGTTGTGCGACTATTTCTCCACGCCTTCGGGCCCACCTCTCCTCCCTCTCGCGGTCGTCCTTGTTGTAGCTGGCCTCGAGGATGGCGGCGCCGAGCTCTTCGTCGGTAAGACGAAGGCGGCTGGCCACCTCCCTGAGGGTGGCGCCGGCGTGGAACAGGCAGAGGAACTCCTCGCGGGTCACGGTGCCGTCTCGATTCCGATGACGACCTTCCCGCCTCCCTTGATGGGCTCGGCGAAATGGTAGGACGGAAAGAAGCGGCTGTCGTTGACGCCCAAAGCCTCCGCGATGCCGTCGAAATAGGGCTTCAAACGGTTGGCGAAGTTCACCCGGTCGCCGCGGCGGTCGGGCGGGTAGAAGACGACGATGACCTTGATGTCGCCATGGGGGGGGGCGGCCGCCTTCGCCGCGAGCGTGGCGTTCCTCGCCCACAGGCGATGCTTGGCGACGATCTCGGCCCTGTCGCGCCAGTGGCCCTTGTTGTGCCCCGAGAGAGAGGCGGGCGGCCAGGGAAGCTCGATGGTCATGCGCGCTGGACCTGGCGTTCGGAGGGGATGGGGGGATTCATGCGGCCAGCTTCCGGAGCCGTTGGCGATAGGCTACCAGCTTCTTCTCGACGTCTGGAACGCGCATGAAATTGAGGACCATGGCGTTGATCTCGATGTCGCAGTCGGTGCAGACGCCGCGATATTGGTTGAAGTCGGCGCAGACCCGCCACTGCTGGGTGCTGGGCTTACCGCAGCGGGCACACGGGACGCGCTTTATGCCTTTGAGCGTGTATGGGATGTAACGAGGCCTCACGCCGCGATCTCCCCTTCGATCTGGCCGGAATCAGTTCTGATCGCGAACACTTCCACGGGCTGCGGGCCGAAGAATTCATGCGTGATCGTGCGCTCGGAATATCCGGCCCATGGGAGCGTGAGGCGGGTAACGCCTTCAACCCCGCCGCCCTTCGGATAGCCGCGCGTAAGCACCAGGCGCCGGTACTCACGCCCTACCAAGCGTTTGCGCCAAAACGGCGACCGGAGGCGGTATTCCTCAGGTTTCGCACCAGCGCGGATTTGGTCGAAATACCGGCCGGCAACGGGGATTGTGAGAGTGGTGCTCACGCCGCCCTCACCGTCAGCCGCCGAAGCAGCTCGTCCAGGGCTTCTCGCGCGGCCTCGAGGTCACGGCGCATCTGGCGAGCCTCTGCCGGCGAAACCTCGTCATCGTCCTCGAGCGCGACAGACAGGGCCATGTTGGCGCGGCAGATGGCCGTCGCCTTGCAGCGGTCGTTGGTCTTGTTGCGGCGGGCGCCGGCGACCAGGGCGTCGACGCTTCCGGTAAAGCGGCCGTTCCATTCCTTGCGGGCGAACTGGAACGTTACCGCGTCCATGCAAGCCGTGCCGTCACAGTATTTCGCCGCCTGATCCTCGCTTTTCCCGAGAATGCGACCGATGTCGGCGAAGGTGAGGCCGTCCTCCGCCTTGATCTGGGACAAGTCCTGAGCGATGGCCGCCCGGATCAAGGAAGCGGTTAGCGTCGGGCCTTTGCCGTGGATTATCGGTTTACTCACCGCTTATTCTCCGCTTCATGGATCTGGGACGTAGGGAAGGAGCGACCGACCGGGACGAACGGAATGAAGCCGTCGACGGGATCGGGGATGAAAGACGGCGCCGGCCAGTGGCCATAGGAATTCTCGTGGGCTCGATCCTCGCGAGACTCCCGCCGCCAGTGGAGGAAGGCGCAGACGATACCGATTCCAAGCCCGATCAAGGCCAAAGAGATAAGGAGATATTGCCAGGGGGAGAGGGAGGACATTCAGGCGGCCTCCCGGATGCCATCGACGCGGGCCGCCCAGCGGCCGATGAAGGTGACGAGCTGGTCGAAGTTGCAATCCCGCCAGTTGCCGGTGACGCCGTCCTTGATTGCGCGAAACGAGTAGACCTCGGACGACTTATATTCGCAGCGAACGACGATTACGGTGATGTGGTCAGACAGGCGCGTCAGCGCCTCGAAAGCCCTGCGCTGGCCATCTTTCAGGTCGGCGGCGCGCTCTTTGAATTCGGTAATCAGGAAGTGGCCGTTGAGCTCAACGAATCCGTCCAGATCGGTCATCGCGATTCCGCGCGGGAAGCACTGAGCGAAAACTTCGATGTCGAAGTGCCGGTGATAGTTGAAACAGCCGCTCACCAAGCAATTCCAGGCTATCGGATTGTAGCCGCGGGGAGGTGTCATTGACGTACCTCCACGACGAAACCGGCATCGGCAAAGTGGGCAGTGAACGTCTGGAGCCGAGAGCCAAAATAGAAGAAAGCCTGCCCTTGAGTCGGCGCGGCCACCCTGCCGTCAGGCGAGGTGAATTTGATCCTGCCGCGTGTGAAGCAGATCGCCGTCGCCGCTTTGGCGAGCTTCTGGAACCACGCGGTATCCGTGTAATTGTGGGTGAGCATGATCGCCTCGGAAACGCGACCCGCGCCGCGCTCGGCAATCATTTTATCCGCGAAGTCGCCGATGGCCGGTTGGGCGTAAGGCGGGTTGAGCCACACCTTTCCGCACCACTCCTGCGCCAAGCCATTGTCGGCTTCAGTGAAGAAGGTCTTCGCCTTGACGATGCGCTGCGCTTCCGGGTGGCTAGCCGGGTCGACCTGGATGGTGCCGAGCACCTTGCGCGCCAGCTCGATATACTCTGGCGGCGTGAACCATTCGTTGTTGCCGGTG